GCCAATGTCGCCCGGTTGCACAGCTGTGCTGGCCAGCGCACCCTGTGCTGCTGTAGCGAAGTCGCCGGTGTCGTCCAGTGCTGCGGTGCCGAGGCCCAGCGCCGTACGCGCCTGCGCCTGATCGCCGTATGTAACCTTAGTGATAACCACCGAGCCAGTCCCATTGGGGCTCAAGGTGATGTCACCGTTCTCGTCAATGCTGCTGATCGTGTTGCCCGCGATGCGTACGTTGCCAGCCGAGGCGGACACTGTACCGACCTTCAGGGCTGTGGCAACGCCCGTGCCGCTGTAGACGACCTTCTCGGTAGCCGCCGGCCCGCCGTCGACGTGCAGCAGCTGGCTGTACGTGTCTTTGATTTTGTTCGCTGTCAGGTTGGTAGTCATCGCGCACACCCCAAATGGTAGGTGGGGCCCCGAAGGGCCCCGACCGTTATGTTACGTTTGGAATCGTGCCGAGATCGGCACCCATGTTGACCACAGCCAGCGAGACTTTGATGCGTGCTGCGTCAGTGGCCGCGGTGTTGACGGTCAACAGAACGTCGGTATCCGCAGCTGCGTAGTACGCACTCGTGGTCATGCCCGCGGTAGTGCCAACTGCCGCGTTCAGGTTCACGTCGTTGCCCCAGAGCGCATGTGTAACCGCGATGCCAATGTCGACAGTGGCTGCTGCGCCTTCAGCACGTACAACAGTGACGGCAGTCGCCACCACGTACGCACCTGCGGGCAGCGTGCCAATGACCAGCGTGTCCGCGGCTCCCAGAGCAGCGGCGCTTGCAGCAGAACGAGCTGCTGCAATCTTGGCGAAGTCGAGATCAATCTCGATGACGCTCACGCGGTCGGTGTAGTTGGCTGTGAAGCCTGCGGAGTTCTTATAGAACCCCAACGAGTCGGTGTAAGCAACCATTGGTCAGCCCTCCTTACGCGAAGTTTACGACTGCAGTGGACAGCGCCTCAGGCTTCACAACCTGATAACCGTACACCTGCATACCGCGGATGATATTGCCGAACGTCGACTGAGCACGGAGAGTTTCCATCTCGGTCATCTGTGTGGCAAAGGTGAAGCCCATCTTGTGGCCAGCGATGACCGAAGTATTACCACCGGTAACATTCAGGTTGTGGCTAACGTAGATGGTGAAGCGGTCGATCATGCCAAGACGGCCGTTGCGCAGCGGAGTAGTGCTGTCACCGGTCAGCGAGGCATCCTTCAGCTCGGACTTCTTAATGAGGCCCGCAGCACGTGCTGGGATCACAAGAAAGCGGTCGCTCTCGGGGCAGTTCGCCTCGTCCAGCACAGTACCCATATCGACGATCAGGTCGACGATGGACACAGTCGAAGACACGCCGTCCTTGGTGATGGTCAGCGGAGCGCCAGCCGTACCAAGGTTAAACGCGCTAGACTTAGCACCGGCAGTGACGCCGCGGTTGGATGTGCCTACGCCGGGCAGCAGATCGGTCAGCACGCGCTGGTCGATCTTGATCTTCATCTGCTCGGATGCGTCTTTCGACCACATGTCCATCAGATTAACATCGGTCTGCACCTTATCCACATCGTCTTCAATGCAGGAGAAGTACTCGCCTTTGTCGATGACCAGCTGAATCTTCGGCTTGTCAGGGTTTTCTACGACAAGGTTCTGGCCCTTGACGTATTCACGGATCGTGATGTTGGGCTGAGTACGGATATTAACCGTATCGCCCATGCTCTTGATCTCGCCTTCGTAGTCGGTGTTCGAGATCGCTGCGAGCACAGTGGCGTCGTAGAAGTTCTCGATCAGTTTGCCGGACCAAATCTCAGGGATGAAGTTCCCGGAGTAGTTGGGCCGGCCGGGGGAAACGGGGTACGCCATGTTGGGCTCCTATCTAACCGTTGGTGATGCGACCTTCGCGCTGTGCGGCGAAGATGTCACGTTCAATGCGAGCACGCTCCTCGTCCTTGCCCTTGAAGCGCCCTTGACGGACATCCGCGTAGAACTGCGCGATGGCCTCGGGGTTGTAGGTCTTACCGGGTGAGCCGCTCGGGGTACTACCCGACCGCCCTTTACCGGGGGAGACTTGCTTCTCAAGCTGACTTGCGGCGGCGTGCCGAGTGGTCTGAGCAACAGATTGGCCTGCTTGGCCCTGCCAAGTCTCAAAGAACTGAGCAACGCGGCGCGCGTCTTGACTGCGCTGTGCGTTGTCGAGGAAGGTCTGACGGGTCAATCCCGACAGTGGGTCTACCTCTAACAGCCAACTATGGAACCCTTGGTTGGCATTGATATCACGCCAATCTGGCGCAAGCCGTCCTAGTTCCGCCCAAAAACTCTGCTCAGCAGAATGTGCTTGGTTCTGCACAACCTGCTCTACACGGGGGAGTACGCTTGTCTGGAGCTGGCGGAGTGTACCACGCAGTTCCTCGATCTCTTTAGCCTGTGCCAGAGTTTCCTCACGGGTAACTCGCCGCATCAGATCAACAGAATCGCCGTAATCCTCCACGTCCTGCTCTGTTACGAACTTCTGACCAGAGTCAATCCGGGTCGTCGGTTGCGCGGAGAGCGTAGACATGAGCTGTTCTATTTGGGTCAGTCGGGTGCTCAACTGCTGGTTCTCGGCCCGTAACCGGGCTGTATCAGCGTTATACATACCCTGAAGGGTGCGGTAACGCTGCTCAGCAGTCTCTTGGGTCTGGTTGTCCTTTTGCCCGTGCTCGGTAGGCTGGGACGCGGGTGCCTCCTCCGTCTCACTGTCGGCTTCTACAGGCTGTACGAGTTCCTCACCTTCCGCTACCTCAGTAACGGAATCGGTGTTGAGTTCTTCATACAGCTTGGCGACGGCCTCAGACTGTTTACGGACTTGTGCTGGCATAGCCATGTTGAACGCTCCTCTCGGTGTGCGCGGTTAAACGGTCAGCTACCCCTCATGGGCTCTGCTACCAAATCAGGGGCTTGTTGCGCGAGCTTGTACATCTCGCCTAGAACCTGACATCGCCCCTGCGCAAATGCCACGTTCTGCGTTACGTTGGGTAGCCTGTCCAACTCGTGACGCTGCCATTCTCCCAGCCAGTTCAAGACTTCTGGGTATTGGCGCATCGTGATTGCAATAGCCTTCACAACGTCAGGGGAGGGCCGGATCATCCTGCACCCCCTGTATTCTGGTTACTCACGACATTCGCTGCAGTACCACCAGCTTGGGCTCCGCCGGGCTGTAGCGTCTCTGGCGAAGGCTGCCCCTGCGGCGGGGCCGCGGCAGCCGCAGTACGCGCGGTGAACTCCAGCTTATCCCGTGAGGGGATGATCTCATCGGTTGGCATCTGCAGCCCCTTGGCCACTTCCCGCAGGATAGCCGCACGACCTTCGATGCCGATGATCTGCATGTCTATCTCGTTCGCAGTGGCGTTGAGGAACTCAAGCCGCCGCACGTTGACAGTCTCTTTGACTGCGAGGTTGACAGCACCACGCGCGATAACTTCTGCGTCGCCCTTGATGCTCTCGTCCTCGTCGTACCGCATGTTGTACACGAACTGGCGGTGCACGATGGCGTAGATCACATCGTTGTCGATGTGCATCACGACCTGCCGAATACCCTTACCCGCGGAGCCCATCAGCATGGACAGGCCCGAGGCTGTACGCCCCGCACCCTGCACGTTGGTGTCGCCGTAAATGTAGGATGGGATGCCACTGTGGTCGTCGGCCATCTTGGAGAACCGCTCGTACACTCCGAGCAACTCGTTGGCACGAGAGTCTGGCTGGTTGAACCGCACCGCCGGTGCGCTCGACCCCAGCGGGTCGTTCATAACCTGCCAGATTTTCCATGGGTGGATTTGGGTGATGTCTTCGTTCGGTGGGATGCGCTCAAGGTTGACCTCGACCTGCGGGCCTGAGGCAATCGCCATGTTGTTGACCAGCGCGCGGACGGCGGCGTTACACACGCCCTGAATATCCTCAATGATCTCAGGGATACCGCGGCCCCAGAACGCCCCGGGCGTCTTGATGAACGACGTCTTGGCGTAGGGCTTCTCGCCCAGCGGATCGTAGTTGAGGACCGCCTTGATGACGTACTTACCGACAGTCCACACATTGGCGTCGTGCTCGCGAGCTTCGTCCGGGACTTCTTCGTCGCTAAGCCCCCACTCGCGCAGCATTTTTCCGCTCACTTTACCCCAAAACTCTAGGGCATCGTACATATCGGTCGGGCGCATCTCGGTGTAGAACTTGCGTTCCTCCTCCTCGCGCTGCATCTCGATGTGTTCTTGAATCCATGATTGCGACGGGCCTTGGTCCAGCGTCGCGCGGATCGCCTCGTCGTCGTAGCCCGGCACGCCTATGAGGTCCGCCAGCTGTGTCCTGCTCAGCTTGTGTAGCTCGAACAGGTACCCGTCGTCGATGTGTGTGACACCCGGCTCAGGGTAGATGTTGAACGGGCTGACCCGCTCGTACTCTGGCGCCAACCGCTCGCTGGCCGCGACCTGCGTGGTACCGTCCGGCCCTTTGGTCCACCCCAGATGCCGCTGTCGCCGCACGATGGGGCCTTTGATGAACGCACACGGGAACGTGACAAGGTCGGTGATGAACTCGTTGAAGGCTTCAGACCAGCCGCCCTGAGCAAACTGGTCGTCGATCTTGATCTTCATGCGGTCGACAGAGTTCTGCGCGGCCTGCATAATCTTGAATCGGTACTCTTGCGCGACCAGCTCTTTGAGCTCTGCCATCTGCGCTTGATCCGGGGCCATGCCGGTGGACTGAACCATACCCACAACCTTCTGCGCAAAGCTGGATTCCAGCTCCGCGGTCTGGTCTGGTGACAAGTCAGGGATCGGCGTCGTCATCATGTCCCACGGAGGTGTCCCGTTATCGAGCAGGATGTCCCGCAGCCAGCTCTCGGCCGCCCGGCACTTCACCTCAGTAATCATCATGTAAACTTCAGAGCCGCCTTGCTCTCTGATCTGCGACAGTTTGTTTGACTCGTACTCACCGTTGCGCTGGCGCATGGCCCGCAGCATGATATCCTCGATGGGCTTCTTGGCGAGCTGTGCAGCTTCCCAGCAGGTGCGGACGTACGCACCCAAGCCCAGAATGAACGGATCATTCTGCCGCGCCTGTACCTCACGGTCGATGCGCTCCTGCTCCTCACGGGCAAGATCGTCATTATTTAGGACGCGTAGTAGGGACAGCCCAGCCATGGTACTCCGTCAATCACTGACCAATTCGTTTGCAGTATACACACGCTTTGTTTTTCCAGCAAGCCAAGAAAAAATCCCCCACCGGGGAGGCCGATGGGGGAGTCTAGGCGGTGTCGAGCAATGCCCACTGGGAGGAGTAGGACGGTCGTGACGAGTTCCTAATACTACGTCCAGCCGGCGGATGCAACACGTTTTACTTCCCG